CCCCGCTTTCGCGGGGCCTCGAGCTAGCGCTCGTGATTTTGTCACCCTCTGTGTAGGAGTGTTCCGTTGTCAAGTAGGTATCGTATAAAAACGGTACCGATCTCAGGGGACTGGCATCAATATGTGTCAGGTTCCCCGACCACAATATCTCACTACTCGACAGACTTTTTGTCTGAAGAGTGCTGGGACGAGGTCGGTAGTCCGAATGAACCGCATAATCTCGAGATAAAGAAGCTCGATTTTAGTGCATTCACCCCGATTACTGGGACTTCTCAGCAGGGAGCATGGGCTGGGTCTTATTACTCGAACGGTTGCTCGGGTAATCTGGCCCTCCTATGTGGCTCTCACTTGACTGTCGCATTACCTTCTAACGGCGCTGATACGACTAAACTTCTGGCCCGAACGAATCCGGGTCGGTCGTATATGTCGATACCAACGCTTATTCAGGATGTAATCGACATCCCCAAGATGCTCGCCGATTGGACAAAACTCCTTACGGATCGTAAGCATGGTGGTACAAAGCTAGATCTAAAAGCTCTAGCTAACCAGCATCTTGCGATTTCGTTTGGTGTTTTACCGCTAATCGAAGACATCAGGAAACTTGGAGAGGTACATAGCGCAATCTTGCAACGCAAGAAAGAGCTACAACGCCTCTACAACGTTGGGGGACTTAGACGGCGTCTCAAACTGGGAAAATACAAAGCGTCTCAGGATACGAAGAATGTTCTCATTACTTCGTACCCTGGTGGATACGTGCAGGGAAACCTGCAACGTACAACCACGGTGGAACGCTGGGGGACCGTCCGGTGGTTACCGTCCGGTATTCCTAAGTATCACCCAGGTGAAGAAGAGCTATTCAGGGAAGCCCGTCGCTTAATTTACGGCTTATCGGCCGAAAGTTTCGCGGAAGGTATATGGGATGTTATCCCATGGACCTGGGTTATCGACTGGTTCGCCAATATTGGGGAATTCTCACAAGCTTTCTCCAATACTGTACAGTGCTTTTCGTATCGGCCATGTATAATGACCAAGACGGAGACTGTATCTACCTTCACCCCAACCTTTCGATCCCAAGGGATCGAGGGAGGATCTGGGACGATCACCTTGACCTCGAAAACTCGAGTTCATGATGTGATTCCTACACCAGCTACGGCCGTACTTCCAATGTTGGATTTACGGAGACTGTCCATCTTGGGTTCTCTGGCCGTCCAGAAGCTTAAGTAATCTGGACACCAGACCAAGAAAGAAGTATACTCATGCTAGGTTCAACCCTGACGGTAACTCTCGATGGTTCCGGTGGAACCGCCAAGACCCTACCGCTGATCAACCAGGACGGTTATGGCGCCGAGTACTTTCTCGACGACACACTCGTGACGTACCGGGCGAAAGTCCGGCACTCTCGGGATAACGTCAAGGTGGGCACGCAGCAATTCGATCGTCACACCGTGACCTTCGAGCGCTTCGTGAAACCCACCGCGGCTATCCCCCTGGGTTCGATGTCCCAAGTGCTGTTCACGATCCGAACGGATCCGAACGCCGTGGGCTCCGATGTCATCGACTTGAGCGAAGCCATGGCCTTCTATATGGTGAAGGCTGGTGGTATCGCCGCCAAGTTGCTGGGTTGGGAATCCTAGAGCCCCTACGGGGCCCTACCCAATCTAGGATCGGGGTGCTCTTAGCTCGTAGATAGCCACTATCACTGGAGAGTGAAAATGACTATGAAGAGCTATGAGGAGTATCTTCTAGGACTATACGAAGCTATGTTGTCAAGCATAGCTCGGTTGCGTCCCGGACTTCGCGTAGACTGCGAGCGTGATTACAAGCGCTTGCTCTCTAGCGTCGAGAAGGGAGGTATTCGAGTTTTTCTTGAACACCTCCCGGCAATGGGTAAGCATCTTGATATATGCTTATCCCAAAAGCGGCTGACGGCTTCGAATGTTGCCTTTATGGCGCCATTTCGACGTCGCGGAGTAATCCCAAGACTGTTCAAGGGATTATTCCTTTCCGTTTTCGACGAAAGTGGAGTGCTTAGAATCGAGCCGGATATTTCGGCCATTCGATTTCTTCGTACACTTCTTAGTGTTGCGAAGAAGTTTCGTATGTCTTGTTCGGATTCATCAACATGGAGTACAGTTGATGGCTTCTACAAGATCGATCAGGGAGTCCGTCATCCTACCCTTAGTTGGGATGATGACGGCTTTGAAGCCTCTATGGCCGCTCACCTTTCTCTGGGTGATGTCGATCAGTTGGCTTTTCCTCTCCTTCATCATAATGTCGATGCAGGCGAGCCCTGTTCCATTGTTGTTCCGGATTCAATCTCGGCAATTCAATCTGTTGCTGACATCGTCTCCGCACAACTCGGGAGGTTCGACCCTCTCGAATGGAAATCTAGGCATGGACCAGGTGTCGTGTCCGACCTTAAGCAAGGAATGAATAAGTATTCATTCCCCTTCTGGCCGGATAAGCTTGAACGTGTGTTTCCCTTTGCAGACATGGCTTTTCATAGCTATGACGAATGGGCCGCATACGTTTGCTCAAAGAGTGAGGCCGAACTTCAATCCATGAAGCACGAGCCTCCATCACGACTCGCTGCTGTCCCAAAGGTTCTATCGAAGCCGAG